CTTTCCCATGTTCATTATTCCTCTTCACTCTCTACCCTTCAAACATATGCCGGTCGTCATACAATATCAAGTGATAATTGATTGACAAACTGTCGCACCCGTAGGTCACATATCAGATATGGGGGTGGGAGGGTGGCGGGTCTTAAAGCCGAAACCCCAATAACCACGGGCGATCCAGCCGATTCTTACCCTACGTCATGCCGTAACGTAAACCCTGGTGACGGGCTGGTCACGAAACGCCACGCCGTGACGTGCTGACTTGCCCTTTACGTCAACGTCAAGTGACGCGTACGGCAAGTACACCAGGATTCGGGGACGTGTACGATCCGTTCCGGGTGACGTAACGTCAACCGCTGCGAGTACGGTACGTTCCGTACGGTCGAGGGGTATGACCCCCTTCGGGCGGCGGCGGACAATTATTTTTGTATTCCCCCCCAGAATTTTTTTCAATTTTGAGGTTTTAAGTTCTGCTTAATTGACATGATGCGAGGTGTAAGTTAGGTGAGATTTATGGCATCAAGTACTTCTAAGTGGGATCCTGAGTTTTGCGAGCGGGTTGTTGAGCTTGGCCGTGAGGGCAAGTCCATGTCTCAGATTGCGCGTGACCTTGGCATTGGTTATACGAGTTTGAAGCGTTATCAGGAGAAGAAGCCTGAGTTTGCGAAGGCGTTGAAGGAAGCTCAGTCTGCGGCGCAGGCTTACTGGGAAGACATTGGGATGAATGGTGCGACGGGTAAGATACCCGGTTTTAATGCGACGGCATTTATTTTTCAGATGAAGAATCGTTTCCGTGATAATTATTCGGACAAGTCTGTGAACGAGCATCACATTGAGGTTACGAAGATTAATCGTAAGGTTATTGATTGAGTTTGATACTGGGCACTATATGCGTAGTTTGGTTATCTTTGTTGTTAGACCGGAACTAAGCAATGGCTGAGTTAAATATTAATACGCCTCGTTGGTTTATTCCTCTTCTGGAGAATGCAAGATACAAGGGTGCTTATGGTGGCCGTGGTTCTGGCAAGTCCCATGCGTTTGCGGAGTATATAGTTGAGCGGTGTGTTATGGGCCGCACGGATGTTGTTTGTTTGCGTGAGGTTCAGAGGTCTTTGAAGCAGTCGGTGAAGAAGCTGATTGAGGATAAGATTGAGAATATGGGTGTTGGGACTTTGTTTACGGTCCAGCATGATCGTATCAAGCATAATCAGAATGGTAGTTTGATTATTTTTGAGGGTTTGGCGTCTCATACGGCTGAGTCGATTAAGTCTCTTGAGGGTTTTGACATTGCCTGGTTTGAGGAGGCTCAGAGTTGTTCTCAGCGTAGTCTGGATTTGTTACGTCCGACGATCCGTAAGCCTGGTTCTGAATTGTTGTTTACGTGGAACCCTAGCATGCCGACGGATCCGATAGAGATTTTGTTGCGTGGTGATAATCCTCCTCCTGATGCGATTGTCGAGGAGGTTAATTTTGTTAATAATCCCTGGTTTCCTGATGTTTTGCAGGAGGAGATGGAGTATGACAAGAAGCGTGATCCTGACAAGTACGCTCATATCTGGTTAGGTGATTATGTTAAGAACTCTGAGACGCGGGTATTTAAGAACTGGTCGATAGAGGAGTTTGAAGCGCCTGCTGATGCTGTGCACAGGTTTGGTGCTGACTGGGGTTTTGCGACTGATCCGACTGTTCTGGTTCGGTGTCATATTGTTGGGCGTAAGCTGTATATTGATTATGAGGCGTATCGGGTTGGCTGTGAGATTGTTGACACGCCGGAATTGTTTATGTCGGTGCCGGAGGCTGAGAAGTGGCCTTTGACGGCTGATAATGCGCGGCCTGAGACGATTAGTTATATGCGTAAGCATGGCTTTCCCAAGATACGGGCTGCGGTGAAGGGTCCGAAGTCGGTTGAGGATGGTATTGAGTGGTTGAAGTCGTTTGACATTGTGGTTCATCCCCGGTGCAAGAAGACGATAGATGAGCTGACCTTGTATAGTTACAAGGAGGATCCTTTGACGGGTAATGTTTTGCCTTTGCTTGTAGATAAGGAAAACCATGTTATTGATGCGTTAAGGTATGCTTGTGAGGGTGCGAGACGTGCGAAGGACCGGCCTAAGCGTGGTTTTGCGAAGATAATACCTGTTAGGATGCCAATGGCGAGGTGATAGATGGCTAGAGTGAGTAAAGCAGAGCGTCTGGTTCAGGTTCACCGTGAGGCGTTGAAGAGTTTTAATAATATACAGGTTTCTGTGAAGGACGAGCGGATACAGTGTCTGGCTGATCGTCGTTTTTATTCTATTGCGGGTTCGCAATGGGAGGGTGATTTTAAGTCACAATTCGAGAATAGGCCGCGTCTGGAGGTGAACAAGGTTCATCTGGGTGTGATGCGGATTATTAATGAGTATCGTAATAATCGCATTACGGTTGATTTTTTGCCCAAGGATGGTGCGAGTGACGAGGGTCTGGCGGACACTTGTGATGGTTTGTACCGTGCGGATGAGCAGGATAGTTGTGCGGATGAGGCTTATGACAATGCGTTTGAGGAGGCTGTAGGGGGTGGATTTGGAGCGTGGCGACTCAGAACAGAGTATGAGGACGAAGAGGATGATGAAGATGAGCGGCAGCGTATTCGAATTGAGCCGATTTACGACGCTGACAAATTTGTTTTTTTCGACCTCAATGCAAAGCGGCAAGACAAGTCGGATGCTAGATTTTGTTATGTTCTTACGGCGATGTCGTATGAGGCTTACGAGGAAGAATACGGAGTAGACCCTGCGAGTATGCCGACATCTATCGAGATGACGGAGTTTGACTGGCAGACGCCGGATGTTGTGTATGTGGCGGAATATTATCGAGTGGAGGAGAAGTCCGAGACTGTCAGGATTTTTCAGACGCTGGATGGATCTGAGGAGCGTTATACGGAACGTGACTTTGAGGAAGATGAGAATTTAGAGCGTATGCTGGCTGCTACGGGCGCGACGGAAGTTCGGCAGAAGCGTGTAAAGCGGCGCAAGGTTCGTAAATATATTATGAATGGTAGCGAGGTTCTGGAGGATCTTGGTTACATTGCGGGAAATCAGATCCCGATTATTCCTGTTTATGGCAAGCGTTGGTATATTGATAATCGTGAGCGCATGATGGGCCATGTCCGGATGGTGAAGGATGCACAGCGCCTGAAGAATATGCAGCTTAGTCGTCTGGCTGAGATTAGTGCGTATAGTGCGGTACAGAAGCCGATATTTAGTCCTGAGCAGGTGGCTGGTCACGAGGTGGCGTGGGCTGAGGATAATGTTAAGAATAATCCGTATTTGCTGATCAATCCGATTATGAATGCGGATGGTGCGGAGACGTTGCAGGGTCCGGCGGATTATGTGAGGGCGCCTGATATACCGCCTGCTATGGCTGCACTGTTGCAGGTGACCGAGCAGGACATGATTGATTTGCTGGGCAAGCAGGATGCGGCGGATGAGCTGCAAACGCATATGTCGGGCAAGGCGATTGAGATGATACAGACGCGGCTGGATCATTTGAACTTCATCTACATGAGCAACATGGCGAAGGCTATTAAACGGTCGGGTGAGGTGTGGTTGTCTATGGCCAGAGATGTTCTGGTTGAGGATGGCCGCAAGATGAAGACTATGAGCATGGATGGCGAGATTGGCCAGGTTGAGCTGGCACGTCCCGTTCTGGATGATGCTGGGGCTGTGGCGTATGAGAATGATATGTCAAATGCCAAGTTTGACGTGGCTGTGGATGTCGGGCCGTCTTCTGCGAGTAAGAGAGCGGGTATTGTGCGTAGTGTTACGGGAATGTTGCAACTGGCGACTGATCCTGAGACGCAGAGTATTCTGACCAGCATGGCTCTGATGAATATGGAAGGCGAAGGGCTGGCGGATACGAGGAAGTACTTCCGTATGAAGCTGGTACGCATGGGTGTAGTAGAGCCGACGCAGAAAGAGGCTGAAATACTACAGGCAGAGGCTCAGAACCAGCAGCCTGACCCGAATGCGATGTATTTACAGGCGGCAGCGGCGGAAAGTCAGGCCAAAGCGGTCAAGACAGAGGCTGAAACAGCCCATGTTATTGCTAAAACAGCGGAAACGGAGGCTAAGACCACCGCAACGCTGGCGAATATTGAAAGCCAGGACCGTAATGACGCCCTGAAGGCTTTGAAAGAGATGCGGGAACCAGTGGGCCGCTAATCCCATTGAGATTGAGGTAGTAAAATGAGTCTGGAAGAACAGGACGTAGAAGAACTGGTAGAAAACACCGAGATTGACGAAGAGATTGTCGAAGAAGCAGAGGTGCAGGAAGAAGTCGTAGAGACTGAGGCCGAAACTGAAGTTGAAAGCGACGAAATGATCGTCACGATTGGTGATGAGGAGTCACCGCCCTCAGAATCGAAAGAAGAAGCTCCGGAATGGGTCCGCGACCTGCGTAAAGCGCATCGTGAGGAAAAAAAGCGAGCAAGAGAACTAGAAAAGAAACTGGCGGAGTATGAAGAGGCCAAAAAGCCTCAACTCGGGCCTAAACCGACCCTGGAATCTTGTGAGTATGATACGGAGAAATTCGAAAAAAGTCTTGAGTCCTGGTATGATCGTAAAAAGTCACATGATGCCGAGCTGTCCCAGAAGGAGAACGCTGAAAAGCAGATCCAGCAGGAATGGCAAAGCAGACTGGAGTCTTATGAGGAAGCTAAAGGAAGTCTGAAAGTCAAAGACTATGCAGAAACCGAAGAGCTTGTTCAGGACGCTTTTAATACGACACAGCAAGGCATGATTGTCAGTGGGGCGGAAAATCCGGCACTACTGGTCTACGCACTGGGCAAGAACCCCAGAAAACTCGATGAACTATCTCAAATAACCGATCCGGTAAAATTTGCATTTGCGGTCGCGCGCATGGAGACGCAGTTGAAAGTCACATCTCGAAAACCAGCAGCAGCACCAGAGAAGAAGATAAGCGGTAGCGCCTCTGCTTCAGGGTCTGATGCACGGTTAAACGAACTTAGAAACGAAGCTGCCAAAACTGGCGATTTCTCAAAAGTCATGGCTTACAAGCGGCAGCTCAAAAACAAATGATAGGATAGAAATATGGCTAACGCCTTTAACAAAGAAGAACGCGTTGCGTTCGAAAGCATTCTTGAAGGTTTCAATGATGCGCTCGTGCTTTCAAATGCTGTAAGCATTTATGGCACTGACCAGACTATGATGGAACGTACAAACAACACCATCTGGCGTCCACAGCCTTACATTGCTCGCTCATATTCAGGTACGGATATGACGTCCAATTTTGGCGACTACACACAGCTCTCCGTTCCTGCCACTATCGGTTTCTCAAAAGCCGTGCCGTGGAAAATGAGCGCAACAGAACTGCGTGACGCATTGCAGGAAAATCGCCTTGGTGACGCTGCATATCAGAAGCTGGCTTCTGACGTTAACGTATCAGTAACCAATGTTGCATCTTCGAGTGGTACTGTTGTTGTTAGCCGCTCGGGTGCTGCGTCTGGTTATGACGATGTTGCGGAAATTGATGCGGTGTTCAACGAGATTGGTATCCCGATGAATGATCGTCATCTGGCTCTGTCTAGCCGTGATTATAACGGCATGGCATCCAATCTGTCAGTTGCACCACGTTCGTTTGCAGGACAAAAATCTGTCAGCGCATATGAGCG